GTCTACGGGCTGTCACAAGCGGCTCTCAGCGCGGCCTACGAAGCCAAGCGAGCCGGGCGCACGGTGGCGCTGGTGGGTGACTGGTACGACAGTCAGGTATGGGACGTCGGAGGTATGCCCTCCAATGGACTGAATTGGGAAGACGCAAAGGTCTTCACCAAGGTCGGGGGCGTGTGGCGGGACATGGTGTCCTATGCCAATTCGATCCCCGGCACGACGAACGCTGACACGCAGGCGGCGCAATCGCCCGAGCCGCGCTACATCAATGCCGCTGCACGGCGCATGCTTGATCCGGCGCGGAGCGGAAGCCTGCTCCCCGGCATGGATATTCCGGTCTACATGACCGGCGGCATCACTGGCGTCACCAAGAGCGGAGCCGCCCTCAACACGATGACCACGGCTGACGGTCGCACGTTCACCGGCAAGGTGTTCATCGACGCCAGCTATGATGGCGACCTGAATTTCTACAGCGGTGCGCCGGTGTTCACCGGACGCGAGGCGGCGGGCCCCGGGCTGGAAGCCAAGAACGGCTTCTACACCGGCACGATCGAGACGGTCACCGACAACACCACCGCGCTGGCACTCGACCCGTATGTGACCCCCGGCAACCCCGCCAGCGGCCTGTTGCCCGACATCGTTGATGTGTCGGCGAAGGTCTCCGGTGCGCAAGATACCGCGCATCAAGCGATGAACAACCGGCTCACCGTGACCACGACGCGGGCTCGCTATGCGCCCTTCGATCGAGTGCCCCCGCGCAATTACACGGCGCTGCGGTATGAACTCTTCGGGCGGCAGCAAGCCGCGGCCACGGCGAACGGCAAGACGATGGGCCTTACCGGGTTCATTGCCGCGCAGAACCTATCTTCGAACGGCACGGTGCAGGACGCCAATAACGGAAGCAATGCGCTGTCGACGGACCTTCCGCAGTCTGGCGAGCGCTATGCAGCGGCAGGTGCGGACAAGGCCGCCCGCTTGGCCGTCTTTAACGACATCAACGACTACGGCCGCGGCCTGATCTATTATTTCACGCTGTCGGGCGATAGCCGGATCCAGACCAGCGGCGGGATCAAGTCCGGCCTCGATGGACTTGGCCTCGACCCGTTCGCTCATCTCGACCCCGGCGCCAACGGCGCGACGTGGTGGCCGAACCGTCCGTACACTCGCGAACCCACCTTCATGCTGAAGAACACCGGCACGATCGGCAGCAAGCCAGCAGTGTACGACGGGAACGACATCGCTGCGACCGATGGCACAACGCCGAGGTCCACCAAGACGGTGACGATCGCGAACTATCGCGCGGACGTTCACGCTCTCCGCCGCATCGCGGAGGGTGGTGTCGTCAAGGTTCAGGGCGGCGTACAGGACAACACAGGCGGCGGTGCAGATAATATCGCGCCGATCGGCATGGAATATATCATGCCGGACAAGTCCAGCGTGACGAACCTCCTTTCGCCGACCGCTCCAAGCCTGACGAAAACGGCCTATTCTGTTTACCGGATGGAGCCGACGATGGCGCAGGCCGGACAGGCGGCGGCACAGATCGCGATTGCTGCCATCGTCAACAATGTGGCGGTTCAGGATGTCGACTACGGCACCGACACGACCGGCGTTCGCGGCGCACTGCTGACCAACGCCGACGTCACCCGTCGCGTCGTTCTGCCGCAGGTGAACTGATATGACCGTCAAGATAGGGGTTTGCCTCCAGCCCGACACGACGGGCGTTCACGGCGCGCTGCTGACCAACACGGACGGTAAGAAGCTCGATCTTCCGCAGGTGAATTGATGCGCGCCGCGCTCGCTCTGCTGATCCTCACGGCCGCGTCCCTGCTCGTCGTCGCACTCGACCCCGCCACCGACTGGTCGACAGGCCGGGGAAGCATTCAACATGGAAGGAGGTGATTTCACATGCGCTACTGGAAGCCCGGACGCCCCACGCGGCGCTGACGATGACGGGCGCGCAACCCTTTCGTGGTTGTCTGGCGAGCGCGCCCGCACGCCCGATCCCTCACCAGACCTACGGGAACCGCTGGATATGCGCCGTATCGAGGGGCGAGGTGATCTATATTTTCCCACGCTTCTGGTGGCGCTCTATCGGGCGCTGTTCGGTCGCTGATTTCTGGAAGGCAGTAGGATGAGAGAACCGCTGACCCTCGAAGAATTGAAGCAGCGCGCCGACATCGTTCGCGATGACATCGACGCGGTGCTGACGAGCCTGATCAAGTCCGGCCGTGAGTGGATCGAGAGCTACACCGGCCTGACGGTCAACGCCGACAGCGTGACGCAGCGCTTCGACAGCTTCGACGGGCCGATGTTCCTGCTGATCGCGCCGCAGACCGGCGATGCCGTCACCGTGTCATACATCGACGCGAACGGTGACCCTGCCGAGGCCGTGGACGCCCGGGTGATCACGACGACCCGCCCTGCCCGCCTGCTGCCTCCGACGGCTGCGATGTGGGCGGACAGCGCGACCTACGTCACCGCGACTGTTCCCGGCGTGCCCGAGACGTTCAAAGCGGCGATCGCGATCTATGTCCGCGCCATCCATGAGGACGGCTCGCTCAGCGCCGCCTACGAGAATGCTCTTGAGGCGCTGTGCCGGCCCTACCGCATGCAGCTGGTCGGCTGATGCGAACGATCCTGGACACCTCTGATGCCGTTCGCTCTATGATGGACGCTATCGGCATCAAGGGCAGTTTCGATGTCCGCCAAGAGGGTAACCGTTCAGTGGGCTGGGTCGGAAAACCAAGTGGTGAAGACTACGAAGTCGTTGTGACGATCAAGCCGCTACCGCCGCTGGGTGATAGTTGATGCGTGGGTACGACCGCAGTTTGGAGCTACAGCGCTTCCAGGCAGTCGAGAACGAGGGCGGCGATTTGGTCGACGGCTGGGTCGCGCTGAAAAGCAACGTCCCGGCACGCAGAAGGCTTGCGCCGGGAACCGAACGTCTGGTAAATGAGCAAAATGCGGCGACCGCGCCTGTGGTCTTCTATGTGCCGTGGGCTCCTCAATATTCCGATCTGAACCCGAAGGACCGGGTACTTCACGAAGGCCGCGCGCTCGACATCATCAGCGCTATCGAGATCGGCCGGCGGAAAGAGATCGAGATCGCGACCGTCTGGAATACGGGCGCGTGAAATACACCGTGAAGGTCGAAGGCCTGAAGGATTTGGATGCGGCGCTAGGCGTTCTCACGAAAGCCGCCGCTCGTTCTACGCTCACCCGAGTTTTGAAGAAAGCTGCCGAGCCTATCCGGGAGTCGGCCGAGGAGGCAGCGCCTGTTCGCGATGCTAGCGCGCCGGATGTTTACTATGGTGGCGCCAAGGTGGGAAAAGGGCGCAGACGAGCGCCCGGCGAACGCGGTAAACTGCGACGCCCCGGCACTGATAAAGCTTTGTGGCAGGCTGGCACACGTCTGACTCGCCCCCAAGCCGCAAAAGTCCGAAAAGCGGGCAAGAACTTTGCGGAATATTACGTCGGATCTCGAGACCCGATAGCCCGGCTCTTAGAATTCGGGACTGTCAATTCGCCGGCCCAGCCGATGATCAGGCCAGCATGGGACGCCCACAAGGCGAACACCTTGCAGATCATCATTCGAGAACTTGGCGCTGAGATCGACAAGTCGGTCCAACGACAAGTACGAAAAGTCGCGCGCGCAGCAGCGAAGGGATAGCGATGTCGATGAGCGCTGACCTCCGCGACCGGCTCGAAGCTGCCGGCGTGGCTGGCGGCGCTGTGTTTCGTGATCTTGCCCCCTCAAATGCCATGCGCCCCTTCGTCATTCTCCAGACTATCAGCGATCCCCGACCTTCTACCTATGAAGGCCGATCACGCTTTCGCGAAACGCGAGTGCAAGCAGACTGCCAAGGCACGAGCCGCAAGCAGGCCGACGATATCGCTGAGGCGCTGATCATAGCCGCAGAAGGCGCCGGCACATTCGGCACTACCAAGTTCACGCGGGCCTTCGTTGACAGTCTGCGCAGCTATTCCGATCGCGAGAGCGGCACGGAACCCGTCTACGTCACTTCGCTGGATCTTCAGATCTGGCATGCACCGGCCGCATAAGGAGGGCCTACGATATGTCTGATGCACTGATCGGGATCGGCACGGCCATCTACATGGCTGCGACCGCGAATGCCACGACGCTGACCAAGCTGGCGGAGGTCACCAGCGTCGGCCTGCCGAACGAGCAGGCTGGCGAGGTCGACGTGACCAACTATGACAGCCCCGGCCGCACGCGCGAGTTCATCCCCGGCCTCAACGATGCCGGCGAAATCACGATGGAGATGAATTGGGTTCCTGGTTCCGCCACGGATGACCTGATCGTTACCGCGAAAGCTGACGGGAAGGTCCGCACCTTCCGTGTCGTGACGCCGGAAGACGACGATCAGCAGATGTACACCTTCCCCGGCTTCATCCGCGGTTATGAACGGACCACGCCGATCGACAGTCAGTTGACCGCCACGGTGACGATCCGCGTCGCCGGCGCCGTCGTTCAGGCAGCCGCAACTGAAACTCCCGGCACGCTCTGATGGCAACGCCAGACGGCAAGGTGACCTTCGAGGCTGGGGGGCGCAACCGCACCCTCCAGTTCACGACAAACCGCCTGTGCTTGCTCGAAGACAAGATCGACAAGCCGACACTCGACATCGCACTGGAGTTGAGCGTCAGCCCCCGCATGACGACGATCCGCGCCATGCTCTGGGCGGGGCTTGGCGAGGGCGACATGACCCTTGCCTCTGCCGGCGAGATCATTGACGAACTCGGCAAATCCGAGGCGATCGCGTTCGTGCGCGATGCATTCGCGGCGGCTTTTCCGGAAAAGTCGGAAGCGAAGGAGGGTGACGCAAACCCTCCCGTCGCGGCGGCTGGCTAGCCTCACATCAGGAATGGTGTTCGCTCGGGTACGATCCCGGGTTGTTCTGGCAGCAGACGCCGCGGATCAACCACTGCGCTCTGATGGGTGCGGTGGCGCGGGTGAAGCGCGAATGGGAAAACGGGCTGCATCAGGCCCGGTGGATCGGGTTCTTCGCTCAGGTGAAGGTGTCCGAACACGGCAAGCTCATCAAGCAGATGCTCGATAGCAAGCCGGACAAGGTGATGATGAGCGGCAGGGCGATCGGCGCCGCAATGCGCGCGTGGGCGGCTAGGAGCAAATAGCACATGCCATCTGCGATCATCGGCTCCTTGCGCGTGGCGCTCGGGCTGGACAGCGCTCAGTTCGAGACTGGCGCAGCACAGGCCGAACGTCGTTCGAAGCAGTTGGCGGACCGGATCACCAATTCCATCCGCGGGCCGATCGGCGCTTTCCAGTCTCTGCAAGGCGCGCTTGGTGCCCTCGGGGGCGCTGCGGCTCTGGGTGGACTGACGGCGCTGGCGCAGCGATCGCTGGACTATGCATCATCGCTCGGTGAGGTCGCGCAGCAGCTGGGCGTTACCACCAAGGACCTCCAGACGTACCGGTACGCTGCAACACAGGTCGGGGTCTCTCAAGAGGAGATGGACAAGGGTCTCGCCAAGCTGACCGTCACAATGGGTCAGGCGCGCGAGGGCGTGAAGAAGCCGGTCGCCGCGTTCAAAGAACTGGGCGACGTCCTCGGCAAGGATATTCTGAAGAACGCTGCGACCGCAGGCGACGCTATCCCCCTGATCGCCGATGCGCTGAACAAGGTCGAGGATCCGGCCCGTCGCGCGGCGCTGGAGGTGGCCATCTTCGGCAAGACCGGACAGAAGTTGGACACCCTGCTCGCCGGCGGCTCTGGTGCGGTCAACGAGTTGCGCGATGCGGCTGAAGACCTCGGATTGGTCCTGAGTGAAGACCAGATCGCGAACGCCGACCAGACGGCTGACAAGCTGGCCGAGTTGAAGCAGGTTCTGGAAGCCAACATCGCGAGCGCGGTAACGAACAACGCCACGGCGATCTATGATTTCGTGACGGCGCTGGAACGCCTGATCGGTAAAATCCCGGCAGCCCTGAACGAGCTTGGCAAGTTCCGCGCCTACCTCAACCTCGCGCAGGGCGTGCTGAACGGAAGCCAGGATGAGGTCGCGTCCGCACGCGCAGACCTGACCGCACGCCAGAACTTCGGCAAGCCGTTCTTTGGCGACGCCGCCCGCGCCTCCGCCCGCAAATATGCGCAAAGCCGGATCGGCGCCACTGGAGCCGGCGCTGGCGACACGGACAGCGGTGGCAAGGGCGGCGGGCGAAGCAAGGCCGACAGCGACGCAAAGCGGGCTGAGGGTGAGCGAAAGCGCGCCGCAGAGAAGGCCCGCCGTGATGAGGCTGCATTTCAACAGGACCTCGCCCGTGCGCAGGACGACCAGCTACAGGCCCAGCTGGACCTTACCGTCGACCAGACCGAGCGGGTCAACATCCAGCAGGCTTTGCTCGACAACGAGCGGTCCGGTCGCCTGAAGGCGATCGCGAATGACGAGAACCTTACCGCGGAGCAGAAGCGTCAGCTGACGATCCTGACGACCGAGACATATTCATTGCAAGCGCGCTTGCTGCACAGGCAGGATCAGGAAGCACTTGCCAAGCGGGCGGTGGATAAGGCGCAGGCCCAGACCGACAACGAAACCGATATTCTTGAAGCGCAGGCCGGTCTTGCTCGTACGGCCAAGGAGCGCGGCGAGATCGAGCGCCAGATCCTCGACAAGCAGTTCGATATGCTCCGGCTGGTGCAGCAAAGCGCGCTGGATCAGGCGCAGCGCAATGGCGACACTCAGGGGGCGGCACTAGCTCAGGAGCGACTTGGCACCCTCGACACTCTTCAGAAGCTGGGTCAGGCCCGCGTTGCTCGCCAGAACCAAGGCCCTCTTGCCGCCTATCTCGACAGCATCCCTAAGACCGCGGACGAGATCAACGAGGCCATACAAGGCATCGAGGCGAACGGCATCGACACGCTGATCGACGGCCTGTCGAAGACCAAGGGCAGCTTCAAGGATTTGGCCAACGTCGTCAGCAGCGTAGCAGACGACATCATTTCGTCGCTGATCAAGATCGGCCTCCAAAAGGGCATCGCCGCGCTGTTCGGCAGCCTGTTAGGCGGTGCCGGCGCCTCGCCATTCGCGCGAGACGGCGCGCCAACGATGAGCCTCGGCTTCGATAGCAGCGGGATAGATCTATCAGGTTTCCGCGCCAAGGGCGGGCCCGTCACCGGCGGCAAGAACTACATCGTTGGCGAGCAGGGGCCTGAACTGTTCCGCGCTCCTAGCAGCGGCAATATCGTTGCGAACGACGACATCATGGGTGGCGGCTCCACGACGGTATACCAGAATATCACCGTGCCTGCCGGTGTCGACCTCGCCACCCGGTCGGAGGTTTATCGCCTCGCCGGTGCGACAAAGGACGCCACGCTGGCAGCGATCAACGATCAGAACCGGAGGCGGGCATAATGGCCGACATCATCTGGCCATCTGACCTCTCGCCGTACAGGGTGATGTTCTACCTTCAGCCGCACGTCGGGGGGTCGGAAAGCCCCCTCACCCGTGTCCGCAAGGTCTACGGCTTGTCCGCGCCGCGGTGGATCGCCCGGCTGACATTCCGGGGGGGCTATGCGGGAGCGCCTCTGTTGCGCGACGCCGCTGGCTTCGGCCCGCGGCTAGACAGCCTGATTGCCGATCTACAAGGCGGGCTCAACAAGGCTGTGTTTCACGACTTCCGCCGCCCGCGGCCGCTCCGCCCTCAAAGCACGGTGGCGGCGCTGACTGCGCGGGCAACCGTCAAGGGCGCAACGGCAATGCGCGTTGACGGGTTCGCGCCCTATAGCGTTGCCTTCGGCGTCGGCGATTACATCGGTGGCGACGGTCGACCGCACATCGTTTCTGCGGCGGCAACAATCGCCGCGGGTGGCGGTGTCAGCGGCGCAGGGACGATCCTTGCAGACGCCACAGGCTCCGCGCTCGTCGGCTTCAATCCGCCTTTGTCGTCCGACATCGCAGCGGGCGCAATTATGCGGTGGCCTGTGACAGGCCGGTTCGCGCTCACTGGCGATGACGCCGGGCAGAACGAGACGGATGTCGGCGACGTGACTGAATACACGCTCGACTTCATGGAAGACCTGACGTGAGCCGCTTGAATGACACGCCCGCGCTAGCCGGCGAGATACTCAAGCCCGAGCTGCGTCCGTTCCTCGGGCTGCATATCGACCTTCCCGACCCCGTGTTCGCCGTCACGGGCAACGCCACCATCCGCTATGCCGGAGAAGAATGGACCGCAATCGGCGGCATCGGCCAGATCGATACCATCGGCGAGGGGACCGACGGCTCCGCTACCGGCGTGAAGGCCACGCTCTATCAGATCCCGAGCGAGTTTCGGGACGACATATCGGACCAGGCTGTCCGAGGCTGCCTCTACGAACTGTACGTCGGCGCGCTCAGCGAGAATTATCAGGATGTCGTGGGCTTCAAACTGGTCTGGAAGGGCCGGCTCGACAGCTACGACATTACCGACGCTGGCGAGAGCCTAACGGTCAGCGCCGGCGGTGAGAGCCGAATGCGGGATCAGCGCCGGCCAACGATCAAGCGTTTCACCGACTGGTGGCAACAGCGCCGCTACCCGGGCGACCTCGCATTTCAGTACGTCGCGCGCATGACTGAGGTTCCAATCCTATGGGCCAAGGCGAAGCAATCGGCGGTCCTGTGAACGATCCAGACTGGTCGCTTCATTGCGGGGACCGATGGCGTGAGCATGTTCTGTCAGTGAGCGGTCGGGACATCTGCGATATTGTCGGGCCGTCGCCTCGCCGGGTGCGTGACTGGGTTGCCATGATGAAGCGCCTCCGCGTTCGGGACATGGCCGGCGTGATCAGCGCCGTACACGGAGCGCCGATCGCGGTTCGGCAGGCTCAACGCGGCGATATTGTAAGGCGAGGATGGGCTATCGGGATTTGCCGCGGCGATCGCGCTGAGTTCTTCGGTGGCGACGCCGTGCCGATGGGTGAAGCGGATGGGGTTTGGCGACTAGGTAATTTCCTTGCCGAACCAGCCGAGCTTTGGGAGCGCAGGAACATCCCTGCCACAGAAACGGCAAGCGCTTGCCTCGCGGCGAATGGGTTCAGCGCAATGCGGGCACGGACGTAGGGCACCACTCTGGAGTCCCGCTCTGGTTTCACGCGACGTATCCTTGCTGGCCACAGCAGCGCCTAACAGCCCGATCGGGCCGAGCAATATGCCAAGGATGAAGAACCCGGCGCCGCTTCGCCCCTTAGACGCGGCAACCATCGCCGAGGCAAAGCCGCATAGGAGCCAGCCGATCAGCAGGATCACAGACAGCCTCCAATAATTTGGCGCAGCTTCTTGCCGGATTTGCCCCGTACCTCAACCGTTGTCGGCGCACTGGTGACCGTCAGATCAATCCGGGTGACATGCAGAACCCGCGTTACGATGTGCGTCCTGCCGCCCGGCAACGGGGTCACGTTCGGGCTGTCGAACCGGCTAATCTGCTCCGACAGGCAACTGACGACATCGGCGGAAGGCTTATTGGATTTGGACACCTCCCGCGGCGGCTTGTCAGCGGCGAGTAGAGGCGAAGCCAGCATGGCGGCGCCACAACAAAGCATGATCCTGCGATTCATTCGCCTAACATAACAGGGGGCCGGATTTGGGAAAGGTCCTGAAAATCGTCGCAGTTGTAGCCGTCGCGGCCGCGATAGCGTACTTTGCGCCACAGATTTCCGCAGCGATCCTAGCGTCTACCGCATCCGCTGCTACCACTGCCGCGGTGACGGCTGCCGTGGCTGCCACATTGGCGATCGCGGCCAGTGCTGCAATGACGCTTCTGGCGGGGAAGCCCTCGACCAACGCAACGCCCGGCGTGTTCCGACAGGCGGTCGCCAACAGCTTCATCATTTATGGCAAGCGCCGCGTCGGCGGGCTGCTGATCTTCTTCCATCCTGCGGGCAAGGAGTTCCGCTATTTCGTCATCGCGGTCGCTGGCCACCAATGCAAAGGCGTGACCCGCTGGTATCTCGGTGACGATGCGGTGACTGTCGACGGTTCGGGCAAGGTGACGAGCGGCACCTACGCGAACAACGCATGGCTTTGGTTCTATCGGGGCACACCCGATCAGGCAGCCCACCCTACGTTCGTCAGCGAGACGGGCGGCAAATGGAGCGCGAACCACCGCGGACGCGGCACGGCCCTGATTTACGCCAAGTTCAAGATGACTGACGACGTCGTGCAGGCCGGCATGCCGAATATTACAGCCGAAGTCGAAGGCAAGGACACCATAGTCGACGTCCGCGATGACAGCGTAGGCTATACCCGCAACGCGCAGCTCATCTTCCGCGACTGGATGGGACTATCCCGTGAGGAGGGCGGCTTCGGCGCCTATCCCGACGAGCTGGACGACGATTGGGACGCGCTCAACGCCAGCGTGTGCGACGAGACAGTGCCGACACCCGCTGGAGCGGAAGCCCGGTATGAGTTCGACGCCTACATCACCACTGGCGCTCCCCCGAGCGAGATCCGGGACACCTTCGTGACGTGTTGTGCCGGCACCTTCACCTACTCGGGGGGCAAGATGCTGATGAGGCCGGGCTATTATGTTCCGCCGTCGACAACGCTTTCCGAAGATGATCTTGCTGGGGCGATCACTGTCCCGGCCCTGCTTGGCGGCGATGAGATCAGCAACGAGATCACCGGCACGTTCATCGACCCGTCGACCCTCTATCAGCCTGCCGACGTGCCGACCCGCTCCAGCTATGCCGACGATATCAGGCAGCAAGCGGTTGACCTCCCGCACATTACTTCGATCTACCGCGGCCAGCGCATTCTGGAATATCTGCTCCGAAAGTCGGCTGCCGAGCGACGCGTGACTTGGCCCATGAACATCGCCGGCTTGGCGATATCCACGCTGGATACGGTGCAGGTTGCGACCGCCCGCTATGGGCTGTCGAATTACGCGTTTCAGGTGACCGGCTGGGGGCTCAGCCAGGATTTCTCGGTCGTCCTTCAGCTTGAAGAGCATGGGCCTGAAATGTTCGAGTTTGATCCCGGCAGCTATCTGGAGCCCGGCGAGGTGCCGCGGCTTGATACCGCAGCCCCCATCCTCGACATCCAAGCCCGCGCCGCGCACAACCTTCTGGCGCAATCGGTCGCCTATCCTGTCACCAGCGACGACGACAGCATCATCATCGCAGCGTTCCGCGGAACGGTGGACGACGGGCGGATCATCGACTTCCCCGCCGCGCAGATCGACGGCCTCGCGAGCGGCGCGACCTTCATAATCCTGTGGAGTTCGACCACGCAGACCTATTCTGCGGTGCCGAGCCCTGCCGTTGATGCGCTGGCCCTCTCCGACAACATCTATATCGCGACCTACAGCACCTCGACGGCTGGCGAGTACCCGGCTGAAGACACCCCGCCCGGAGGATATGTCGGTGGTGGTGGCTACACGTGCCCGGTCGAGGATGCCCCGATCCTGATGGCCAACGCAGCGCGGACCGGGCCCGGCAACACGACCCGCGCCGGTGACATCCTCGCCGGCGATTGGGTCTGGACTCAGCACGAGTTCACCAAGGCATGGGGGGCCTTCCGCGTATCCAAGGCCATGGTCATCGTGGACGATCTCATCGCGATCCCCGGCCGGCCGCTCACGTCGCCGTCGCACCTCTGGTGGACGGACGCCGGATGGCGCCGCTCCGATACGCTGGGGACGCCAGCCGGTCGGGCCAAGGTCGTCGCCCTCACCGTGTCCGCGGCCGGGACTTACGTTCTGCTCGGCGACAACGGCGAATGGCTGCTCAGCCATAACAAGCGCGCGACGCAGGAGGAGGCATGACCGAGACAACTCCGCGGAACCAGCGTATCTACGTGAAGCTGACCGATGTCGGCGGCGGGATGATGCGCGTTGCCGCATCGCTGAAGCCTCCGCCCTATGATGGACCGATGATGGTGCTGCTGTCCCGCGGCAACCTCCCGCTCGGGCAGCCGCTGAGCTTCCTTCTGGTCAGCGATCCATCGCAGGACGAGGCGTTGCGCGGCTTGCCGGGCAAGGCGGCAACGGTGAAGGTTGGCAGCGTGTCCTTCGGACCTGTGGGATCTTCGCCAGCCATAAGCAACAGCGGGACCGATGCAGCCGCGGTATTCGACTTCACGATCCCGAAGGCGAAGGACGGAGCCGACGGACTGTCAGCCTACCAGATCGCCCGGAATGGCGGCTACGGTGGCACCGAGACGCAATGGATCGCCAGCCTCACCGGTGCATCGGGCAAGTCGGCTTACCAACTTGCGCGCGACGGCGGGTACGGTGGAACGGAAACGCAGTGGCTGGCCTCGCTGAAGGCTGCCGATGGCGTCTCGCCCGTGCTGTCGATCGGCACCGTCACATCGCTCGCCGCTGGCTCTGCTGCAACTGCGACCTTGACGGGAACGGCAGCATCGCCCAAGCTCAACATTGGCGTTCCTCGCGGCGATACCGGGCTATCCGGCGCTACCCTGCTAGGCACTGTCACCCTTTCCGAAACTGCGCAGTTGATCAGCATCAATGCTGGCACTCGCCGCGTGACAATCACCACGCCCGCGGCATGGGGCATCCTGCCCGGCCAGAACCTGCTGCTGTTCCCCGTCGGCGTACCAAACCCATCCTATGCCACGCATGATGTGATCGCGACTGCGGCCAATACCCTTTCGATCGGCCTGACGACGCCAGCGATTGCGCTGCTCGCTTCTTACAGCATCAGCGCCCGGCTCGTCCGCATCAACACCTGATCCCCGGAGATACCAATGGTCGCAGCAGCCCGGTTGCCAGTCGTGGCGGACCGATACACGCCTTGTGTCCGGACGATCCGGTTCATCGGCATCGATCTGTCCAATGCCAACCCGCGTATGCAGATCCGCCTTTCGCCGGACACGCCGGGAACCGCCTTGGTCGACCTGCAGGTTCAGCAGACGCCGACCGCGGAAGGCACGTTTCTGGTAAGTGTTGCACCGGAGAACGGCGTTGTTGTCAGCACGCTCAAACTCCGCGTCAACGAGACGACGATGGAAGGCCTGCCGTACTCTGGCGAGATCGGGTCTCCGACAGTTCTGGCTTATGACCTGATCGGAACCTTCGGCAACGATAAGCGCCGGCTTGCCTTTGGCGATTTCACGATCCTGCCGGGCGTGACCGGCGCGGAAAATGCGCCGACCAACCGCTCTTATGGGTCCGCCACAGATTACCGCACTGGTTCGATCTGGGAGAGCATCGACCTAACCTACAGCAATGATGCTGTCGTCGTGACGGTACAGGGTTTCGAGCTGCTGCAACCGTTGCTGGACGCCGCTCAAGACGCAGCGGATCGCGCGGAAGGCGCGTCTACGAAGGTGGTAGACGGCGCCAACGGCCCCACCAACTACACCGCCACGCTCCCCGATTTCCAGGACGGCCAGCTAGTCGAGTTCCGCCCCCTCACCAACAGCGTCGGCGCGGCCGAGCTGAACGGTCGCCCCATTGTCCATGCAGATGGCGGCACAGTTCTCAAGACGGGCGACCTACGGGCGAACCACGTCTATGGCCTGATCGCCCGCGGGGGCGGGTTCACGTGGCAGATCACCAGCTATGGCGACATTCGCGAGCGGGTGCTGCCGATCCTCCCCGAGTTTACGGTAGCGGGCGGCACGCCGAACGCGCTGGTCATCACGACGCCTAGCGGGTTCAACGTGCCGGTCGCAGGCTATCGACTGGCCTTTGTCACCGGGCCTGCTGCCAACACCGGCCCCGTCACGCTGGCCCTGAACGGAGGCGCGGCGCAACCGGTCTTGAAGACGGCCAACGCTCAGCTTGAGGAAGGCGACTTCCCGGCGTTCGCAAATATCGAACTGATCTGGGATGGGCTCGGCGGCAACAAATGGTCCGTGCTGACCCCGGTCGGCGCGGTCGGCGCCGGCGGCAGCGGCGAAGATCCGAGCTATGCAACGCTGGCTTCCCGCAGGGACGCACACCCGCAAGGCGTGTCGACCTACGCGGCAGGTGTGAAGGTGACGGACTCCACCGTTATTCCCGTGGTCGGGACGGGCACCTCCGTAGGCCGCGGTGCGGACCTCACCCCGCTCAATTACCCCAACCGCGAGGTGTTCAACTTCGCCAACGCGCCGATGATGTACCTGGTCAACGCCATGGTCGGGGTGCTGGGCCATGGTGTTTATTCCGTTCCCTTCGATAATCAGGCGGTCAACGGCTCGTTCGATGACAGCTTCGTCAATCAACTGGCGGCATCCGGGTTCAACCCGAAATCGATCGTCCCGATCATCGCGGGTATGAACAGCGCGTCCATGTTCGGAGTTCATGCGATCGGTGCGGACTATGAGATAGCCCGGGTGCGCGAACTTCTGCGCGCGGTGAAGGCCGGCGGTGGCCTTAACATTCTCGTCAACACCCTGCACGCTCACCCGACCCGCACTCCTGACCAGACCGGATCGCTGGCGAACGGCATAGCATGGCCTGCGGATCAGAAGACCTTGGCCTTTTTCGGACTTTGGAGCTTCGACGCTGCATCGCAGACCCTGACCAGTATACCGGACGGCAACGTGCCGAACGGCGCCTTTGCCAGCGGGCCGCAGGGTGGGACGAAGGTGAAGGCCGGCACCAAACTATTGGTGCAGTCCGATGGCACGCCGGGCAGCAACAGTGGCAGGACGCTGACCGTCGTTCAGCGGCTCAGCGATACCGCGGTGAAGGTCACGGCCGGCGACATCACGCAGACGATCGCCAATACCCCGGCGTTCATCCGGCACGTCAACCCGCCGGTCGAAGAGATCATGACCGTGCCGCCCTCGGCTCAGGTGCAGGTGCGAGACTGGACCGGGAGCGGTGTGCCGGTGCAGGGGCTGGCCAGCTACAGCCTCTACAACAAGATGCTCAACGAGCTGGCGCGCGAAGAAGACGTGTTGCTGGTCGACTGCGAGTATCGCGGCTTCCGCTACGCCGAAAAGTACGGCTGGGATGCGATCTACACCGCAACGTATAACGCGGCGACGCAGACCAACTCCAACCACCCGGTGCTGGCGGCGCAGCGTGTCATCTACGGTCAGCCCCTTGCCGCGATCGGCACGGAGATCGCCCGCGGCACACTGAAGGGCGGGTATCAGGTTTACCGCGGCGAACCCATCCTATGACCCTCCCCGCTTCACCATCGCAGGAGGTGGGTCGTGCCTAACTCCGGTTTGAACATAGAGGACGCACTGCACCCAAAGATGGCCGGTTCGACGGAAGGAATGACGCTCCAGGTGCTGGCGCAGATCCGCGACAGTCTGACGGCGATGAGCCGCGACATCCGCACCAACAACGAGGCGACATCCGATGTCCGCGAGCGTGTGATCCGGCTGGAGGAGCGCGACAAGCGCATGGATCAGATCGAGGCGAATGTCGTCCTGCTCGATGGCCGGGTCGACGTGCTGCTGAAGGACAAGGACCGCCGCGACGGCGCACATGGCGCGTTCAAGATGATCAAGGATTGGGCGCCGTTCCTCGCCATGCTCTTCAGCGCGGCGTGTGTGCTCTGGCTTTACGGTCGCTCGGCCGGGATCGTTCCTGCCCCGCCTACGCCTGTTGCCCGACTTGAGGCCACAGGGAACCACGACAACACCCGTATTGAAGGCACCGTAGGAGGTAAGCCATGACGTTTGACGAAATCCTAGCCGAAGTGTTGCGGAACGAGGGCGGGTACGTCAACGATCCTAACGATGCCGGCGGTGAGACGATGTACGGCATAACGAAGGCCGTCGCCCGATCGAACGGTTACACCGGGCCGATGAAGGGTTTGCCGAAAGCGACGGCCATCGAGATTTACCGCGCGAAATACATCATCGGGCCGGGCTTCGGGCTGGTCGGCAACCTGTCCATGCCGATCGCGGCGGAACTGGTCGACACCGGCGTCAACATGGGGCCGTCGATTGCCGGCCGGTTCCTGCAACGCGCGCTCAACGGCTTGGGCGATGGCGGACTGGTGGTCGACGGCAACATTGGCCCTGCCACGCTCAACGCCCTGAAGGCCTTTCTTGCCAAACGCGGCGTCGAGGGTGAGCGCCGGCTGCTTGCCCTGCTCAACTCGCTTCAGGGCACGCGCTATCTCGAGCTGGCGGAAGCTCGGGCGGCTAACCGGACGTTCCTGTTCGGCTGGCTCGGGCGGGTGGCAGCGTGACCGAACCCGCCCCCGATCAGTCGGTGAACATCGACAAGGCCGAGACGGTCAACGTCCCCGGCGACCTGTCGGCACACCCCGCGGTTATCTACCTTGTGGCGTTCGTCACGGTAGGGGTTCTAATCGGGTTCGGGTGGGTGACCTTCACGATCCTCGATTCGCCTACCGCCGCTCGAGCTGGGGCCGCAGGCGTAGATCCCGCCACCAAGGGCGCCGTCATCCAGACGTGGAACAACCTCGCCGTCGCAGCCGCCGCGGTTTGGACATCTTCGACCCTCGTCGGCCGGCTGAAGGGAGCGCGTCAATGACCTTCCTTATCCCCTTACTCCTTCGCGCCGGCCTGCCCTCTCGTTTCGGCAAGGCCGCAGCATGGATTGTCACCGTCCTGTTGGCTTTTGGTTTGATCGTGGGCGGTGTGCTGATCCTGCGATCGGTAGCGCGCTCGCATGACAAGTCGGTCGCTTCAGAGGCTGTGACCAGCCGTGACAGGGATCTGTCGCTCGAGGCCTACAACATGGTGGTGACGGCCGGCGAAAACGCCACGGTCAACCAGATGGCGCGTGATGAGATCGCAGCCGATAATCAGAAGGAATTGCGCGATGAAGCTGCGAAGGGTGATGCTACTGCCGTTGGTCCTGGCACTGCCGCTGTTCTCCAGCGCATGCGCGACCAGCAAGCCGCCCGTCGTCGTTAAGGCGCTGGTGCCGCCCGCCTCACGTCTGGCGTGCAAGGCCGAGCCTCGCGTGCCTGAGACGGTGACAGATGCGACGACTGCGGCGTTTATTGGCGACCTCGCCGCGGCCGGGCAAGATTGCAGGTCGGCCTTGCAGTGGGTGCGGGAATGGTCGGCGTCGCTTGCCAAGTGAAGCTGCCCGGCAGGTGTGGAAGCGGGTGGGGTAGCGAATCACTCTTTGTTCCGCGTACCGGGATGAATGACCCCGCGCGACCAAACCGTGATAGACCTAGCCCTGAAGGTGCTGAGCGAGGTCGCGGCGCTGAAGAAAGCCCCGGACAGCCTCACCAGCGTCCGCCTCGCGCTTCGGGTGCTGTTGCCCCACTGTCCCGAGCAATGGCCGCTCACCGGGTTTTGGGAAGGCGTGAACAACGAGCATGAGATAGGCCGGTCGCAGACGATGACGGCGAGCCTCAACGGGATCATGTTGCAGCTTGAGAAGCGCGGGTGGAAGCGGCGTTATCAGTCTTGACGTGGATGCCCCTGCTGGGATCGAACCAGCATTCACGGCATCAAAGGCCGGTGTCCTACCATTAGACGAAGGGGCAGCGGTACGGCTAGCTTATGCTTCCGGGCGGGTGGCGAGGGATCGGATATATGAAGCTAGAACGAGAATGGCGTGTTGTTCTTCACGGCTGAATTGCTTCGGTGCTAAAATGCCAATCTCTTCGTTGTACGCGTTTATAAATCGGCAAGCCTGTTTCGTGGCCTCGTCCATCACTTCCCCCTCACCTGATCCAGCCGCAGGATGGCGGCGCGGTGATGATCGACCATAAACCCCAAGCCAAGACGCAAGAGGTCCTTCGGCATGCAACGGTTCCAATCCTCATCGGATATGTCGTGATACCCCCTCAGCCGATAGACTGCATAAGCTTCGTCTTCGCGCGTAAACACATAGCGTAGCGCCTCCACCTCATCCTCCCGCAACGGGTCAGGGGCGGTCATTCGTCATCATCCGGTTCGGGGCGACCGTTCAGCACGCTGGAACTTGCCTCACACGCCATGCAGAGCAATTCGGCGACGATCGGCCCGCGCGGGTCGTGCACGACGCCAACATACCAACCGGCAGGCGGGTCAATACCCTCCTGACATTGACAGATCATCCAGTTCGCCTCTGCCGTCGCGGCGCGCTTGGCCGCGAGACGATCCAAAAATTCACTCACACTCCCCCTCCTTCGATAGGGTGGCGGCTCGGATGGCGGTGGCTGCGCGGAAAGCGATTGCGTTCTCAAGCTCGCCGTCTCGCACATCGCGCCAACGCTTGCCCTTCGTATAGAATTGCAGAACGCACGGCCCGTCCTGCGCGTAGACAGCCTGATAGTGCGCAGCTTCATGCATCGCCCTGACAGCCGGACCTTCAACGCCCGCAACCTGCATACCGTCCTGCATCAGACGGAAGCGCATAGTGTCATTCTCCTGCATGGGGAGGCTCCTGGGGGGTGGGGGATTTAGCCAGCGCTGCCGCCGAAGCGCAAACACGGTGGAGACCGCGGCGGGAGAGACGGTGGACGCAGTAGAACTCGACCTCGCCTTGCATCACGTCGGTTTTCAGCAGGGCCAGCGTTTCCGCCCCAAGGTGCTGCGGGTCGCCATGCCGGAAGGCGCATACATCACAGGCTTTCGGCCAAGGTGCGCTGTTGTAATCCGGCGCTACGATGTCCGCGGGGTCGAAATACACGGACCGTGTATCGTCTTGTTCCATCGTCTCTCCCCCTCCCCGCCGTGCGATCTCGGATAGAATGGTCATGCTGCGGGTTCCGAAGTCCGGAACGGGAAAGTGATGTCGGGCGCTGCCAATTTCTGCTGCGCCTCATAGACAGCGCGGCGCTGTGGCCATTCTGATTTCTTCGGCATAGCGCGCTCAATCGTTGGAAGTCCGTACCGCTCAAGATAGGTGCGGGCGCGGCGGCTCCAGACCTTTTTGCCCCAAGACGTGCCGCAATGAAACTCGCTCGCGTGAGCGCGCAGCATTGCCCGGCGCTCGTCCAGAGTAGCCCGCTCGCCAAGACTCTCATGCAGCAGATAGATCAAGGCGTCGGCCGCCTCAGCCCAATTGCCTCTCATGCTGCGGCACCCGGTAGCCAATCGGGTGCGTGGCGCGCTTGGCAGTCAGTGACGGCTTTGGCGATTGAGTCTGCTCGATCCTGACCGTACTTCCACGCCAGATCGGCTAGCCCCTTCTCCACGACGACCTTGCCGTTCAGCAGCAGCATGACCGGACGGTTCCAATCCCCGCCAGCAGACTGATAGGCGGTGAATACGTCGGCTAGAACTGTCCAGTAAGTCGAACCGTCCTTCATCGTGTCAGCGCGCCCGTTGCCGTAGACGACGGCGTAGATGTTGCTCTTGCTCATGCCACGGCCTCCGTGTTGAGGCGGGCAGGAGGAAGGCAATCCATGCGCATGGCTAGATCATGGGCGATCATGCCGGTTGGATCGTCTGGGTTCACCGCGCGAAGCCGTTCGATCTCCGCGATGATGTCGTCGTGGAGTCTGAACCACTCTCCAAATTCGCGATGCTCGGCGAACATGCGGTGGTAATGCTTTTCCCGGGCCCAGCCACCGCGGGCGGTTGCGGCAAGGATCGTGTTATAGATCGTCTGCGGGCGCACCGCGCTGAGACGCTGCCACACGGAAGTTGAATAGCCGATCTTCACCAGCCCGCCGTCCGTTGCGAAGAAGTAGCACAGCCCTTCGCTTCGGGGTGCCGCGTCCATGCTGGCGATGCAGTCTATCTCGCGCTGCACCGCCCGGTCCCGATAGACCGCCTGCCGCGCCTCAAATTTCTGCGTCCATGTCCCCTTGTTCATAGCACTCCATCCCGATTTGAGTTAGACGTTGACAACGGGACTCGGCAGAACGCCGTGGCCGTTTCGGGCCTCACAAAGCGTCTACCCTGTTGAATTTGCAGGATAATGCCTGTCCTACTCAGGGAGCCATTCCTCGCATATCGCCAGCGACGTGCACACGCGCATCAGATTGCGCTTGCAGCCTGCGATCCAACCCGAC